CCTACCATATACGGCAAGGCACAGCAACTGGTACCCGGACCCACAAACTGGCCCGACTGGGCTTTGTATCCGCAGCCTGTGAACACCACGCAGCTCACAGAGTTCTTCTCCAGCCAGATTCCCACCAATGGTCAGGCATTGACCACAGTGAAGATGGACATGGATCACTTTACCGGTACAGTCAAGTTCCAAGCTGCTGAAAACTATGAATCAGTTTGGTATGACGTCACCAGCAGTTACACGTTCCTCAACGAAACATCCACACAGTTCTTCAATGTGGTAGGTTTCTATCCTTTGATTCGGGCAGCATTCAACAACAGCCAAGGATTCGGGGCGCAGGCCACAGCCGTGGTTGTTGACGGAGTGATCACTGCCATCAATGTCACGAACTCCGGACAAGGATATGTGGCACCACCCAAAGTGCAGATATTGGGTGATGGTTCTGGCGCAGAAGCCATAGTGACATCCGTGGGCAATGGACAGATTGGCGCCATTGAAGTGACCAACGGTGGATCTGGTTACTTGCCATTGCAGTATCAGGGCACAGTATGTGCTCAGGTTTTGATCTCCACAGGTTACATAACTAATCTCCAATATCGTTGATCTAGTTTGGTATCTATGTTATAATACCTAGATGCTAGACGTCCGTGATTATCTGCCAGCCCGACGCAAACAGACACCTTCTGGTTGGATCAGTTTCAACTGCCCTGTGTGCCAAGAAAAACGCAGTCGCGGCGGCATCAAGGTCTCAGATCAGGGCTGGAGCTTTCACTGTTTCAACTGCAACTACACAGCCAGTTTCATCCTAGGTCGTAATCTCAGCATCAAAGCGCGACAGCTATTGAAACATTTCAATGTGCCCGAGCGTGATATTGAGATGTTGAACTTGGAAAGCCTCAAACATCGCAGCATACATGGCATGCTGGAGGATCGACAGCGGGTATGGAACCAACTGGCTGCTATCACATTTGAAGAACGTGATCTACCTCCACATGCATCGTTGTTGGCAGATGAAATACCTTACAGGGGTTATGTGCGAAGCAGGGCAGTGCCAGATGATTACCCCATAATGATACAAGCAGAGAATGACAATGTGCATTGGACCAGACCGCACGTGGTAATCCCATTCACCTATGACAACAGCATAGTGGGCTATACCTGCAGATTCCTTGACAATCGCACACCCAAGTATATCAGCGAAACACAACCAGGCTATGTGTTTGGCACAGACCTGCAACACGTTGATTGGACACAGGCCATAGTGGTAGAAGGCATATTTGATGCCCTGTGTATCAATGGCCTAGCAGTAATGCACAATGACATCAATGACGCTCAGGCTCGACTCATACGCAGCCTAGGACGTGAAGTCACTGTGGTGCCTGATCAAGACCCAGCAGGTATGGCCTTGGTGGATCGTGCTGTGGAACTGGGATGGGCAGTGAGCATGCCCAACTGGCCCGAAGATGTCAAAGATGTCAATGATGCAGTGATGCGTTGGGGCCGGTTAACGACCTTGCTAACTATAATGCAGTCCCGGGAAACCAGCCGGATCAAAATAGAACTACGGAGAAAGCAACTTGTTAAAAGATTTCGGACTTGATGTCCAACGCCTATTCTTGGAGATGATGTTGGAGGACGCACAGAGCTATGTGCGTGTACAGAACATCTACAATCCAGAAAACTTTGATCGCAGCCTGAGACCTGCGGCCGCATTCATCAAAGAGCACTCAGACAAACACAAGACCATGCCCGACAGGACGCAGATTTCTGCGGTCACGGGTATCAAGCTAGACTCTGTACCGGACTTGAACGAAGGTCACTTTGAATGGTTCATGACCGAGTTTGAATCATTCACCAAGCGCCAAGAACTAGAGCGTGCCATCCTCAAAGCAGCAGACATGCTGGAGAAGGGTGACTTTGATCCCGTGGAGAAACTGATCAAGGATGCGGTGCAGATCAGCTTGACCAAGGACATGGGCACAGACTATTGGGCCGATCCCAAGGCTCGTATCAACAAATACTTCAACTCAGGTGGACAAGTCAGCACAGGTTGGCCACAAATGGATCGATTGCTGTATGGTGGCTTCAGCAGGGGCGAGCTCAATATCTTTGCCGGTGGATCGGGCTCAGGCAAATCACTTGTGATGATGAACATAGCCCTGAACTGGTTGCAGCAAGGACTCAGTGGCGTGTATATCACCCTGGAACTGAGTGAAGAACTCACAAGTTTGCGCACAGATGCTATGCTTACGAACATGAGCACCAAGGACATTCGCAAGGACATTGATACCACAGAGCTCAAGGTCCGGATGGTGGCCAAGAAGTCCGGACAGTACAGGGTCAAGGGATTACCCGCACAGAGCAACATCAATGATATCCGCAGCTATTTGAAAGAAGTGCAGATACAGACTGGCATACGAGTGGACTTTGTGATGGTGGATTACTTGGACTTGTTGATGCCCGTGAGCGCTAAAGTCAGCCCCAACGACTTGTTTGTGAAGGACAAGTATGTGAGTGAAGAACTGCGCAACTTGGCCAAGGAACTGGGTATATTGATGGTCACAGCAAGCCAGTTAAACAGATCGGCGGTGGAAGAGATTGAGTTTGACCACAGCCACATATCGGGTGGTATTAGTAAGATTAACACAGCGGATAATGTGTTTGGTATCTTTACCAGCAGGGCCATGAAAGAGCGGGGCAAGTATCAGATCCAGTGTATGAAAAGTCGTAGTTCAACAGGTGTGGGACAAAAGATCGACTTGGAATACAATATTGAGACCATGCGCATCACAGATGCCGGTGGCGACGATAATGATCTTATGAGTAGAAAGCCCGGGCCCAACATCATGGACAGTATCAAAGCTCGTAGCCAGATAAAGTCCGCAGAGTCTGATGTTGACACGCCCAAAGTTTCAGCTGATGTGCAGAGCAACAAGCTCAAACAGTTATTGGGTCAAATCAAAGCGTCATGACAGACACATATTGTTCAATGATACACGGAGGCTTGCATCTAGATTTCAAAAGCCCTGTACCATTAATACAACATTGTTGTTTAAGAAAAACACAGTTTACACCTGATCTCAACACAAACTATTGGGATGACAAGAATTTTATTCCCCTAAGAAAGAAAAATAAGTCCAACACCTGGGATACAGGGTGCAGCAACTGTCAGCGTCTTGAACAAAGCGGGCATGTCAGTATGCGCACAGGTATGAACCAGGGACTCATGACACAAGGTGAAACTGAGTTATCGGGCCCAGCTAGGATAGATTTGATGTTTGATATCAGCTGTAACCTTGCCTGCAGAACTTGTGGACCATACAGCAGCACTCTTTGGCAAAAGTACTTACAACAACCAGTTACACCAAGTCAGAACAAACAAAAGGTAATCTCAGCACTAAAGCAGTTGGATCTTTCCAACCTCCGTATGCTAGTATTCTGCGGTGGAGAAACATTGTTGGGACAGGAATACTGGGATGTAGCTGAATGGTTGGGAAACAATGTGCCCGATGCCAAACAGCAGTTGACCTTGTGTTTCCAAACCAATGGTACACAGCCTATACATCCTCGTAACTACAACATCATTGAAAAGTTTTTCTTGGTCAAGCTACATTTTAGTTTAGATGGGATGGCATCAAAGTTTGAATACCTGCGTTGGCCAGCTTCGTGGTCGCAGGTCACTGATAACATATTGAACATCCGAGAAACTGTGCCTTCCAACGTGATGTTCCTGGTAGAAGAAACAATTTCCATATTCAATCTGGCATATATCACAGAACTGGATACATGGGTCAAACAAAACTTTACCACCAATCGAGAAGGCGATCCTGTGAATCACACAAGACACATGGCCACTGGAATTTTTAGATTAGATAACTGTAGCCAAGAGTATGTGGATTGGACTTCAACTCAAACAGTAAAACACTTTATAAACAAGAACTGGAAAGAGTCTCCGATGGAAATCACAGCAATGCTTAAAGAAATAGCCAAGCATGATCAACTACGTCAACAGCAGTTTTCTTTGACGTTTCCCGAACTAGCCAAGTTCTATGCTAGATTTTTGTAAAAAGTTTGTGGGCAAATAGTCCGAGATACAGATATTTTTCAACTCGTCTTGGCGCCGTATTTCGTTGCAGCATCTCAAAAACAAACTGTGGTCATAAGATCCCATGTTGAGAAAACTGTTTACTTGATCATGATATCGGGGGTTGTTATCCAATACCTGTTGTTTGAACTTGTTGGGAAGATTGCCGGGTGCAAAATATCCAGGATGTTCGATTTGTTTACACAGATAGTTTATGTCTTGTTCAACAAAAAAATCTATCATTTCGCTATAGTAGAATATATTGAGGTTTGACACCATAGCACTTACACTGATATTGGATGTGAGTTTTTTAAACCGTTGCAAGTTCTTGCACAACAACCCCCAATCCAATGGATACCGCATATACTCAAACCTTGACCCTACTCCGTCTATACTCAAGCAAATGTTTAGATTCGGGAATTTGCTTAACAGTTGGATTTGATTTGGTGTCAATGCACAACTACCATTGGTCACGATAGATATAAAACAACTAGTATTGTTTGACTTAACTAGGCGATCTAGTATTTCAAAGTTGAGTTTTTCCAACAGCGGTTCGCCACCCACAAACGATAACTGTTTGATATCTGCCCAATCGATCTTTTCAATCTCTGAGGCGGATATTTTGTTGTAGTTGATTTTTTTGTTTTCTAATGCTGCCCATGCAGAACTGCAATAGCTATTACAAGTCACACAGGTTCCGTTGCAGAGATTGCTGGTAGCTAGTTTTATGATCTGTGGAGTATTACGTTGTGCTACAGCATCTTGCTGTATTTTTTCCAAGTCACGATCGAGATAAAAATCAAATGTGTTATTGTGTAGTTGGCGTTCGCTGGTCAGCCCTTGGTCCTCCAGTTTCCAGCAGGTGTTGCAGGCAGGAGATCTCTGTTGATCGATCATGGATTGTTGCACTGCATTGATATCAGTGCCCACCGGAAGCCTACAACAGTAGATATTCTTAGGGTTATTGTGCCCTATTTCGATGCTGTAGAACGGTAACACACAAAAATAATTGTTCATCATGTATTTAAATGCCAACTCGGTTGCGCAATTTTAATAAATAAAGCAAAGGTCCTTGAGCCCATGCAAAAACGCACCCGTAGTATATTGGAAGAACTGGATGATCTGTACATTGAGCGTGATCGCCGCCTGTTGATTGAAAATCGCGCGGCCAACATCATAGCCAATGCCATCAGACTACTGGAACAGATTGACACTGAATTCCCACCGGAACAGGCTGATAATCTCACCCGTAAACTACTGAATGCTATCCGTACCCGGGACTCGGGCAAGTTTTCTAGATCAGTGAGAAGAACCAATGCAGATTCATGAAATCACACGCCGTCGCACAGACGAGGGCATAGTCATCGGTATAGGCAATAAAATCGCTTCCAGCGGCGTTGGACAAGCAGTAAAACAGGCTGGAGCTATTGCCGGTGGTGTGGCCAACTATGCCGCCAACGCTGCATTAGACGCTGCTGGAATCGGTGGCAAGTTTGACACTACTACTGCCGCACCAGGACAAGCACAAGATGTAGCTGCTAAACTCAGCGCACCACTAATCGATTCCACCGCCAAAGATGTGGCCAAAAGATGGCAACAAACCGAAGCAAGCCTGGCTGCTGAAATCGGGACCACGGATCCCAACTCTGGCGAATGGCAAAAAGTAAATGGTAAAAAAGAAGAAGCTCTGGATCAAATTATCAATCAGTCTCTATTGCGGCAACAACTAGCTGGTGGCTATCAATCATTGCCCCAGGCAGTGCAAAATGTGCCCCGACTCACTGGCCCCGCAGCAGAACTGGTAAAGGCCATTGATCAAGCCAAAGCCAAAATCATGGCCAACAATGGCAAGGCCAACATGCAAGACAGTTTTAAAGAAATAGTCAAGTCAGCATTTCAAGCCACCACTTATATGCAAAGCATGAAATCAAAAAGCCGCGCTGGCCTAACTCAGACCCAATCTAACGTGGCCAATCAGCTACAAAGTGAAGTAGGATTGAGTCGTAGCGAAGCCGAAGATGTAGCTGCTTCTATAGCCACTATACGTCCAGACAAAGTACAAAAATTCAATCAGATAGTGGCACAAATGGCCGCAGCCAATGATCCCAGTAACTTGGCCAAGGCAGCAGAATGATGCAACTACTAGAAGGTGGTAACGTATTCAAGGATGCCAATGGCCAACCTGTGACACAGCGCATTCCTAGAGAACAGATCCCGGCCACTGTGGCCTGGTTAGAAAAGCTCACAGGCATTGACTTGACTTTAGAAAAAGACATAGACAAGATACCTGTGAAGTGGTTGGGCAGCACTGGCAAGAAGCCCGACTCCGGAGACATGGACCTGGCAGTAGACTCCAATGAGATTTCTAAACCCGCGCTCAAAGGCATGCTGGACGCATGGGCTGTGAAAAACAAACAAGACCCCAAAGACTGGGTTCGCATGAGCGGCGAAGCTGTGCATTTTAAAACACCCATCGAAGGTAATCCCAAAAAAGGCTATGTGCAAACTGACTTCATGTTCATGCCTGACCTTAACTGGGGTATATTCTGGTTAGGTGGCGGCGCAGGATCAGCCTACAAAGGTGTACACCGTAACGTGTTGATGAGCAGCATAGCCAAATCACTGGGACTCAAAGCCTCCAACAAAGGTATCATCAGTCGCCAGACTGAAAAACCAGTGACCATGGATCCAGATCAGGCCGCACAGTATCTGTTGGGTCCCAACTATGATCGCAAGAATCTCAAGAGCGTGGAAAGCATCTATGATGCGTTGGCCATGGATCCCGATCGTGAAGCCAAGCTGGCTGACTTCCGTGAATACTTGGCCCGTGAAGGACTGCAAGAACCTGGTCCCATCAAAGAAAGTGATGCGGGATTCCTAGCACGCCTGCGTGACCGTATCGTGAACCAGGGCATGACTGCCTTGATTGAAACTGAAAAGACCAACCCATATCAGATCTACGAAGCCGAAGCAGCAGGTGTGGGCGGGCGTGCCAAGGGCATTGAACACTTGGAAGATCTTGTGTTTCGCAAAGGCTCACGTGGCGCACAAGAGGCACTGGAAATAGTCAAGCACTCAGCAGAAAGTCCTACCAAAGCAGTCACAGTGAAGTGGGATGGCAAGCCTGCTGTGGTATTTGGGCGCAAGCCAGACACTGGTGAGTTTGTGCTCACAGACGGTTCGGGCTTTGAAGCCAAGGGCTACGATGGCCTAGCCACATCACCACAAATGATGGCGCAGATACAAGGCGGTCGTTCGGGACAGCGCAGCGAACTCATACAGTTATATGCTACCCTGTGGCCCATGCTGGAAGCTGCTGTGCCTTCTAACTTCCGTGGCTATGTCAAAGGCGATTTGCTGTACATGGATACACCATCCTTGGAGTCTGGCAACTATGTGTTCAAGCCCAACACAGTACAGTATCGCATCCCAGCCAAGAGCGCCCTGGGACAGAGAATAGGCAACAGTCAAGTGGGTGTGGCCATGCACAGCATGTATGCTGACCAAGGTGAGCCCCGCCAGCCCTTGAGCCGTGTGAAGTTCAATGATGTACCAGGTTTGTTGTTGATTGAGCCCATTGGAGGCAAAGAGATCACTCCTGATCCTGCACAGCTCAAACAGATCCGAGGTCTGCTGAGTAGCCAAGGTCGTAACATTGATACCTTGTTTAACCCTGCAGAACTGCGGGCACAACAGATCACAGATTTGGCCAAACTATGTGTGGACTACATCAACTATCGTATTCCCAGTGGTAACTTTGATAACTTGCTGGGTGGATTTGGTGACTGGTTACAGACCAAGGTCAGCCCCAGGAAGTTTGCCAACATTGTGGAATACTTGAAGAGCCCTGCCAGCAACACAGAAGCATTAGCAGCGGCGTTTACTATATTCTTGTTGCTGCATGATCTGAAACTGGATATCTTGCGTCAGCTGGATTTGAAGGATCCTGGACATGAAGGTTGGGTGATGGCCACGCCTGCAGGCTATGCCAAGGCGGTGAATCGCTTCGACTTCACAGCACGAAATCGTGCCCAAAATAATCCACCAGCAGGCTGATTTTTTGCCAAAAGACTAAATAAGAGTAGGGTCAAAGCACCCATAAACTTAAAGGAAATTTACCATGGCATATTACGCACCAGTAAACGGCGATACACAACCAGTATTCGCCTTAGACACACAAAACGGTCCAGTTGCACCTTCAACCTCATTGGCAGGTGCTCCAGTTCAGCCACAAGGCCCCAAGCTAGACTTCTTCCGCCTTGTTGCTAACACCAGCGTCAACGGTGAAGGCGGCGTGCAAGAGTACGTTGCTAACGTGATGCAAGCAATCCAGCAAACTTCCACAGTTGCTATGTACCAAGTTGACGGTGTTGCGATTTCAGTCGCTACCTACCCAACTGGTGCTTTTGCTAACACCACTACCAATACTTCTTCAGCTGTGATGTTGGCTGCTGCTAACATTACCTATACCGGCTTCCAGCTGGATAGCTGCACCAGCGTTGGATTCAAGCTAACAACCTAATCCAAGGTTAAGTGTAACAACACAAACCCCGGAACTAAAAACTCCGGGGTTTTTCTTTGCCGTTAAATACTGCCAATGAAGATACAAGGACAAACCCTGTTTGATTGCAGTCCCACAGGAATCACAGGAAACTTTAGGACCAGCCAGATACCCTTTGAAGATCGGGTGGGTCAAACCATAAACAACATAGAGGACTGGAATCATTCCAGGAATCAACAAAGGAACTGGGAAACCTTGCAGCAAATGATCAGCCTGCGAGCACAGCCTGTGATCACCCAACTGCCAACTTTGACTAAGAATCAATGGGAGTTCGAGTTTGAAGTAGAAACGCCAGGGGTGTATTCTGCCACAGGTGATGTTGACAACCTGGATGGTTTGCTGAATGAATGTGCAGGCATACCCATGGTCACAAAGTTAAATGAAAAACAACAGTTAGAACCATGCTTGGTGGTATCAGGACCCAAGCAAAACTTATGGTTCAAAACCATAAATAAATGACTGGGAGAGCCAATGGATACCACAGATATCGAAAAGAAAAGTCTTGAAGCGCACGTTGAACTGTGCGCAGAACGCTATCGCATGCTAGAGCTCAAGATAGAGAATGTGGATGCCAAGATGATTAGTCAAGCCACTGTGATACAGGAAATACACGATCTAGTGCATGAACTAGCTGAAAAGCGCAACACACAGATCATAAACTGGGGTATTGGTATCATAGCATCATTGGTAGGAGCAGTGGCTTGGTTTGCCACACACTATTTTAAATCATGACCCGAGATCAAAAAGTACAACGCTGGACCGAGCGTGAAGCTCGCCGTAGTCTCCACACCATGATCATTGACGATGAAAAGGGTGGATATGTGGCATTTGGAAGATATCAACTCAAACCCACTTTGCATCAAGTTGAAGTAACTGTGAACAATGATAGTTCTGTCAGTGTGTTCAGCAACAAGCGCACAGCCATCAGCTGGTGCGTAGCTGATAACTACAAACAGTATGGATTGGCCAAGATTATAAAAACGTTAGACCACAAAAAACAGGCTCTGTCGGCAGATATAAACTACAATAAGCAAATGGCCCATAAAGGAAAGAATCACGAATTCCAAGAACTGGTGATAACCAAGTTAGAATCTAAGGTTGGGCACTATTCGTTGGTGGACCGTGAACTTGAAAAATGCCTAAATCTGGCTAAATATATACAACTAAAAGGATTCCAAAATGAAACTGCAAGAACTAGCGGCCGCTAAGCCAACCCGACAAATATCCAAAGTATTTGAAAGCTACTTTGGCTCAGAGATCAAACTGGATCGCATTCCGGCGCGCCAAGCCAAGGCTATGTTGAATCGCGTGCGTGGAATCCTGGGCGAGACTCGCCGCCAGCCATCTTTCCATCAAAGCGAAAAGAATCCTAGTTATCTCAAGCTATTGATGATGGAACAAGCATTGGCTGCCAGACTCAAAGAAACCACACCAGCAATGCCTGCTGCACCTGGCGCTCCTGCTGCCCCTGGCGCTCCTGCTGCACCTGCCGGAATCAAAGATCCTAAGTTAGAAGCTGCATTGAAAAAATCTGCTGCTGGTCAATCATTGAATCCCGAAGAGCAGAAGCTGGTAGCTGGCGCTGCAATGATGCAAGCCGAAAGCCGCCTGCGCCGTGTGATGAGTAGACTCAACGAAAGCGAAGTGCAACAAGCACAAGTGGTGTTGGCTGCACAAGACATGGTTGACAAGATGCAGAGCATGTTGGAAGATGCCAGCGAGATGCAGTTCAAAGAACTGCCAGCCCTGGTTGACTCAATCAAGAATCAAGTTGGTATCGATCAAGCACAACAGTTCAACACTGATGCCACAGCAGCACTCACAGGCCTAGTACAAAATCTACAAGGTGCTAAGGCACAGTTGGATCAAGCATTAGGTGTGGTCACTGGTCAAACACCACCACCTGACGCAGGCATGGCCAATGTGGGTATGGCTGCTCCTGCTCCTGCTCCCGAAATGGCTGGTGAAATGCCAGCACCTGACATGGCACCTCCTTCGGAAGAGCCTGCAGAAGTACCTGCTGCTGCTCTCGGCCGCGCCAAGCGATAATGCGAATCACGGAAGTAGATCAAAAAGAACCAGGCGCAGACCCAAAGAAACTTTTGGGTCTCGTCAACTTCCTAGCTGGTCGCTCTGAAGATACCAACAGCCAAAAACAAATCAGTCAAGACGCATTCATCAAACTAGCCCATAGTTTAGGTATCTTTGTGACCAAACAGACCCTAGGTGATATTGTGAGTCAGCCTCCACTAAGTGGTGTTTTGGAACCCCTAGACCCAAACTCCGGAATGGTCACATTTAAAGGCGCAGACATTGGTCCTAACAAAATGAGCGTGCCGCAAGCCCAACAAACAGTTGATCGTATGGCCAAATCGGCTATGAAACGAGGCATGAAGTAAGCACTGATCATTGACTTTTGATTTTACATAAAGTATAATACACTGTGAAGGGTATACAATGAAACACTGGAAAGCATACATAAAGACCACAGAGTC